AATCCTTGCTTAATTTTATCCATTTTTAAACCTTCCTTGCTAGACCTTCTATATGTCAAATTTTGGGTAATCAATCAGAACATTTAGCGAACATAAATATTTTTACAATCATGGCTTTTAACTATTGCAATATAGTACAAAACTTGTATAAGTTTAGTATGTTTAACGAATCAAGAAAGGAAACAAAAAACATGACTAAAAACTACGCTAATGAGAGATACATTCCAAAACAATTAACTACAAAAATCAAAGAAAATAACTTTGTAGATTTCTTTTGGAATAATGACAAAGAAAAACCATCTTGTATTGCTTTTAAAAAAAAAGGTAAAAACAAACTTTGGTGGTATAGATTTAAAAATGTTGAACACATGAACGACACTATAAATCAAGTTTTATCTGGTTATAAAGAACATGAGGAAAGAAAAGCAAAATACAAAGCAGATCGACTTAAACCTCATACATTAAAAGTTGGAGATATTTTATATACTTCTTGGGGTTATGACCAAACTAATATTGATTTTTACAAAGTTGTAAAATTAGTTGGCAAAACTTCAGTTAAACTTTGTTCTATGAATAATAAATATTTAAATTCAGATTGTAGAGCAAGCGATAAAGTTGTTCCAGGTGATGTTAAAGAAAATGCTGAACCTTTTCTAAAAAGAGTTCATGGTAAAGACAATCATATTAACATTTCATCTTTTGAATTTGCTAGAATTTGGGATGGTAACGCTAAATATCAGACCGCAGCTGGTTTTGGACACTAGATCGAAACACCCTCATTCTTGGGGGTGTCTTAGGGTTAATCCCTAACTGATGAGATCATCAGAAATTAAAAGAAAGGTTAAATAATGGAAAAAGCAACAAAGCAAGACTTAGAAATGTTAATAAATGATTTAGATAATTTTTATTCTTATAGAGGTAAAAATTTTTTTAAATTATTAGAAGAAGATGAAAGAATAGATTTTGAAGATAGAATTTATAACTTATATAATGATCTTCAAGATAAAATGGACGAAATAGAAAAAGAAAATAAAAGATAACAAGGGGGAGTCTTGAAAAATAAAGTTTATTCAGTAACAAAAGACCTAGAACAAAGAAATCCAGGAAAGAAGTTTTTTAGTTTCATGGATATGGAAGACGCAGAAATTAGGAAAAAGGAGGTTATTTTGCCTTTACCTAAAAAATACTTTAATAAGATAGTTAAATTAATAGAGAGGGAGAAATGAGAAATAAATATGGTTTGCCTTTAGTCTATGATTTTAATATAGATTTAAGGGATAAAAGGAGAATAAGAAACTTAGAATATATGAAATGGAACTGTCCCAAAGGTTGGAAAAGTCTTTGGAGCAATAAATTAGACCAATTAAAAAAGAATATAAGTGAAAGAAAAAATAAAACTCTCAACTAATATAGACAAAGAAAAATTGGCTATACAAACTTTCAAGAACATCATTGAGGGATCTAGGTCTATCAATGGTGTTACTTGGAATAAAATTAAAAACCTAAAACCAAAGGAACAAATACAATGCTTGAAACAATTATCGCAATAGAGATCGCATTACTTATTTTTTATTATGCAACCAATTAAAAATTGTAAGATTTGCAATAAAAAATTTAAAGATAATACTACTAATCATATAAAAATTTATTGCAGTAAAAATTGCAAAAAAATAAGAAATTTAAAAGCTAAAAGATTATTACCTGATGAAATAAAAAAGAATTGCAAAATTTGTAATGAATTTTTTATAGATAAATCTTATGCTAAACATAAAAAGTATTGTTCACCTAAATGCAGAAATGTTTTTAAAATGAATAATCCTGCAAGAAAATTATTTAATCAAAGGTACATAGAATCAGGCAGAAGAAGTTTAGTAAATAAAAAATATTCAAAAACTCCTAAAGGAAAAAGAAATAAAAATCATAATACTGCTATGCGTCATGCAAGAAAATTAAGAGCAATCCCTTTATGGGCTAATATAGAAAAGATAAAAGAAATTTATAGAAATAGAAAAAAAGGCTACCATGTGGATCATATTGTACCCCTAAAAGGTGTAAATGTTTGTGGTCTTCATGTAGAAAACAACCTCCAATATTTGACAGCTCAAGAAAATATTTCTAAAGGGAATAAATTAATATGTTAAAAGTTTTAGATTTATTTAGTGGTATCGGTGGATTTTCATTAGGACTAGAATCTACTGGACACTTTGAAACAATTGCTTTTTGTGAAAAAGACGAATTTTGTCAAAAAGTCTTGCAAAAGAATTTTAAAAACATACCAATTGAAGGAGATGTAAGAAATGTCAAAGGAGAAAAATACAAAGCAGATGTCGTTACTGGGGGATTCCCATGTCAACCATTCTCAGTCGCAGGAAAAAGAAAAGGAACAGATGACGATAGATACCTCTGGGATGAAACTATTAGAGTCGTCAGAGAATGTAAACCAAAGTGGTTCATTGGCGAAAATGTTGAAGGTCTTATTAACATCCAAGAAGGCATGGTACTCAGACAGGTGCAAACTGACTTGGAAAAAGAAGGTTTCGAAGTCCAATGTCTTATTATACCAGCTTCAGGCATCGGTGCTTGGCATCAAAGAAAAAGAGTCTGGATTATCGGATGTAATGTATCCAACTCCAACAGCATCAGACATAGAAGGTGGAGCAGCGAAGGATGTACAAATGAAGGATGGTCATTTCTTCAGAGAGAACAAGAAGGGAGAGAGATGGGGAGTGAAACTCAGAGATGCGATGGAAATGTATCCGACACCAACAGCAAGAGATCACAAAGACTTGGGATACAATCCGATAACTTGCAAAAGGGAAATAAAACAACAATCAATTCCAACAACAGTATTGAAGAACAACAAACCTGGTGGCAAACTCAATCCGAACTTTGTGGAGTTCCTAATGGGGTATCCTATAAATTGGACAAAAATAGAGCCAACAGAGTCAAAAGTCTTGGAAACTCCATTGTACCCCAAATCGCAAGAGAACTTGGAAAAGCTATAATAATAGCAGAAAATGATTAATGAATATGTATGGTGATATAAGAACCTGTATTAAATGTAAAAACAAAGCTGATGTAGTTGAGAAAGGAAAAGACTACTGTGCTGAATGTTGGTTTAGATATTTTTCTGGCGAAACTATTGAACAATATGAAAAAAGAAATAATGAATTAGAACAAGCAAGAAAGGATAAAAAAAATGGTTAAAGCTGCATATCAAATGGTTGGTCATAACTTTAACAATGATCGTATAGAAAATGATTTTTATGCTACACCAATAGACGCAATAGAAGATTTAATTAAATACGAAAAATTTGATGGTAAAATTTGGGAGTGTTCTTGTGGTGATGGAGCAATATCAGATCCATTAATTAAAGCTGGTTATGATGTCTATAGTTCTGATTTAATTGATAGAGGTTATGGAGAAGTAAAAGATTTTTTAACTACCAATGAAAAAGTAGATAACATAATTACTAATCCACCATTTAATTTAGCAACAGAATTTACTTTACATGGTTTAAATTCAATTAATAAAAAGATGGCTCTGCTTTGTAAACTATCTTTTTTAGAAGGTAAGAAAAGAGCTTCTGTTTTATTTAATCAAGACAAACTAAAAAAAGTTTTAATCTTTTCAAGAAGATTGGGGTTTAAAAAAAATGATAAAAAAGGTGGTTTGATGGCTTTTGCTTGGTTTATTTATGATGTTAATTACAATGGTAAACCTACAATTGATTGGATATGAGAAATTTATTTGAAACTATAATTGATGTAGGTAGTGGATTAATCTTATCTACATTAATTCAATTATTTATATTTCCATTTTTTGACCTACACCCAACAGTTCTTGAGAGCTTCCATATAGCAGTTATCTTTACAGTTATATCTATGATGCGTTCATGGTTTTGGAGAACTATATTTACAAGGAGAAGACATGAAAAAAGTTAAATTAGAATCTAATGAAATAGAACTTGCTTTAAATGTAGCTGCTAAAAGATTTATTGGTAATGTTAAAATGGGTAAGGGTTTTTCTTATGGCTATCAAGGAGATTATAAAAAACAACTTGGCGACTCATTTTTAGGTGCTTTAGGTGAAGTGGCTTATGCCAAATCATCTAATTCATTTTATAATGGTTCTTATACTGACAACCTAGAAAGATATAACGACTCAGACTTTCAAAATAATATTGAAATAAGATGCCAAGAAAAGAAAGATTATAATTTTCTACTGATTAGACCAGGAGAGAAAAAAGGAAAATATATTTTAGTTATCCATGAAGGTGATTATGAATTTTCAATATTAGGTTGGTTTCCTTTTATAAATGATATGCCAGAACGATTAACTAACTTTGGTT